TTAAAAAGCTAGAGAAGAGCTATACTAAATTAAATAATACAGTTAAGAAAGGCCTGCCTCTTCAAACAAGAGCGGAGGCTGGCGTTCATAAGTACACAAAAGCGGTACTAAGTGCAAAAAAAGGTGTAACTAGTTTTGCAGCTAGTCAAATACGTTCTTGGTCTTTTGTAACAAAAGCTATTGATAATAGAGGGGTAATTAGTGGAGTAAGCTTATCCGTAAAAATGTTAGGAAGGGCTTGGGACAAGGCGGCACTTAGTGCTACTTGGTATGGTAAAGCTGCAGCCGGAGCTAATGTGATGGTGCAAGGGACCGTAGGGGCCGCCTCGGCTCTAGGAAGTGTGTTAGGAAAGGCAGGCCATGTAGGTATGGCATTGTACGCTACTTACCAAATAGGTAAAATGGTAGTAGGTGTATTTGCCGACCTTGACACCCCTTTTATGAGGGCAGCCGAGGCCTCTACAGAACTGTCAGCATCCTTAAAAACATCCCTAGAGTCTATAGATGAGATGGACAGCAGGCTTAGTATGGAAGGGTTTGCGTCCAATGCTTTAGAATCTACACGTAATGCGGATTTTGCAGCCAATATGGGGGAAGAGCTATACAACGCTACTAGTAAGGCTATGAAAAAGTTAAAAGCGGACATCTCTACAAGGTCTTTCTGGGATGATTTTGCAGACTTCTTTATGAGTATCGTAGGGAAAGGGTTCAAGGATACCCTGACCGTCAATATTTCAGGGTCTATAGACGCAATGAAGAAATTAAAGACGGATGTTACGTCTGTTAATAATTTAATTGATAAGTTACATAAGGGTAAAAAAACAAAACTAGTTCAGACTAATGTAGGGCAGCAAGTGGCGGGTGCAACTCTTATGGGAGTATCCCCGGTACTAGCTAAGTATAAAGCGGTACAAAAGACTCGTAAAGAACTGATAGCAGACTTATCTGAATCGGACGCTTTAGTGGTAATGGGCCTTATAAATGATGTACAGAAGCAAACATCTGATACTGCTAAGTTACTAGCCACGGACATTAAGAATCTGGGTACCCAGTTTGATAAAGTAGCTAAATCTGCAAAAACCTATAAGGAATCTTTGATAGAGGCTACAGCTGTAGATGAGATGGCTGCCGCGCAGGAAGAAATTAAGAAAATCTGGGAGAGTGATACTTTAAGTGGGGCTGATAAGGTTTTTCAAGCGCAAGGTCAGGGATTTCTTAAGCAAGGTTCAGTGTCTGTAAAGGCTTTAGAAGCTGCCCAGAAAACGCAAGCCGGCCTAAAGAAAAAATGGTTAGAAGAATCTAAGAACGATGGTAAAGACTTCGCAGAGTCCTCTGCGTTTAAAAATACCCAGAAGATAATAACAGACTGGGCAAAAGCTGTATATAGCGAAACTACTAATTACTTAGATGTAATGGACGAAGACTGGCTTACTATGCAGAAAGATGCATTAAATGCTACAACAGATAGAATTAACGCAGAGATGAGATTAAACTTACTGCAGAAATTTGCTAAAAATTCTTCTATTGGGAAGCAAGCTAAACAGGCTGAATTAATTGCTAAGGCTAAATGGAGTGAAGCAGCAGCAGCAGATGCATTACTACAAAAGGACGACACTGTTTCATATGAAAGGAAACTTCAGTCCTCTACTAAGTTAGCACAGCTGAAGTTGGCTGCCAACGTGGCAGGAGCTCGTGAGTTAGATATTGCAACAGAAATTAATAAAAGACAAGGCACTACTCTTACATTAACAGAGAGATACGATGCTAAACTAAAAGACCTAAGGAGTACCTTAAAGGGTATAGAAGGGAGTATAGGCAAGAATTACGTTAAACAGTTATTCGACAAAGAAAGAGCTGCTGCGGCAGAGAAATCTTACTATAAAATTCTAAACGCTAATAATAAGAACTTTAAAGTACGACAGCAGATACTAGCTATAGAATCTGAAATTACGGAAATAATTAATGCTAGGGTAAACGGGGCTACTGAGAAAGATAGAGCTAAACTTACTAGAATGGCGTTACTAAATCTTACCAAAGAAGGTAAGACGATTAAATCTCGACATGAAGCTATAGATGCAGAGATGGAGAAGATAATAATTGAAGACGCTCATTGGGAGAAAGGCCAGGCAGTGCTTGACTATAAAATGCGCGTTGCTAAAATCGAAAGAGAGGTAACAGACGAGAGGTTTAAAAAAGAGAAGCAGATACTAGCATATAGAGAGCTAATGCTGGAGAAAGCACGCCTAGAGACAGGTATCGCCAGAGTAGAGCTAGAAAAATCATATACTTTCATTCGATCAGGGCTTACTACAACCAATAACGAGTTTAATAGTACAATTGCTACAACTTTATCAGATGCCTTAATGAACCTACAGTATGGGGACGATAAAGGGTTCGACTTACCTAGTACAGATGACGTCAGGTACTTCTTAGCAAAAACTATGTCTGACCAAGTAGGGAATTTTGTGGGTGGTTTGGCCGAGAAAGGTCTAGTAAAAATGGAATCAAAATTCTTAGAACTTATAGGATTCGGGGAGGATGAAATCACCCAGATGCTACCTGCAGACCCTATTAGAGAGATGGCTAATTCATTGAAGGCTATAGAAGGGTACGAGTCTAATATATCCGCTGAAGTGAAAGGGGCGGGGATGAACTGGAGTACTACTTCTTTGGCAACTAGATCTATGGCCCAAGTTTCTCAGGTTACCCCCGAACTCTGGGCTAAGTTAACAGATAAAGCCGAAAAGGAGAAGGGGGAGGTCGTCGTAGATAGTGTAATACCTCAAATAGAGTCAGGGCCTTATCAATCTAATATCTCCACAGTACTGACTGCATTAAACCAGTTGTTGAAAAGGGCTGACAGGGATCAGCTAACCGAAGAGGCACTACAAGGTATATTAGTAACCACAGAGGAACAGAAGAATATATTTAGTAAGTTTTCAGGCAGCGTGCTTGTGTCCGAAGACCTCTACAAAATAGTTAGGTCTAAAATAGAGGAGTTTGATACCGTCTCCGGTGATAAGCTTATTAAAACTGTAGACGATTTAATCCGAGAATTAAATAAGGTTAAATGGGGAGATTTTGGTACCTCTATTAGAAACTTAACAGAGGCGTATAAAGCTCCTGTCAGGGAAGAGGACGGTAGTGTAACTCCTGGGGGCTTTGCTATGCACGGGTTCACTCCTGCAGTAGGTAAGGCAATGCAAGAGGGCATGAGTGCCCTTGCATCCGCCAGAGCCAAAGATGGGAGATTTGGGGTAGATGTTGCAAGATTTGATGGGGAGTCCCTTAAAGCAGCGTCTGATAAGATTAATGCTGCTATTGCAGGTGGATTCTTAAAAATTCTAGGGTTTGATGGGGAGTCCCTGAAGCAGGCATCTTCTGATTTAAGTAGTGCGTTCCAGGAAGGAGCTTTCAAAGTAGACGTACAAAACTTTGCAGACTTTGACATTGGGTCTAGTATTGATAAATCTATAGGAGGATTTTTCAATACTAACCAGATAGACCCTGCGGTAGAAGCAGGCAAGGAGCTAACAGGCGCTGCATTAGAGGGTATGGAGGCTTTAAGTAAGAAGGGGTCCGCGTACACACACGACATTCACTCAGAGGCATTATTAGAGAGAATCGCAAACATATTGGAGTCTAACACTCCTATTACTGCGGAGCAATTCGCTGCAGCAAGTGTAGCAGGAGCCGGAGGTTCAGATAGACCTATAAAGTACCAGCAATGGAAAGACGGTAATTGGAAACTAGGGGGGCAAGGCGGGAGATTCGCAGACGGGAAGCCAGGTATGACAACTGGGGGGCGGGGCATGGCGAATCTAGATGCTATGAGGGACAAGCCTCAGTTCCAAAGCACAAAGGCATGGCTTGATGACTACTCTGGAAAGTCTAATAACGGTAAAGGCAGCGTAGGAGCTCATAAAACTGGGTCAGGCTTCCCTAAGAGCAATGCTACCCCCTATTCTATGTCAGGAGCAATTAATGAAACTAGAATAGCACAGCACGCCGAAGCTATTAAAATGAATCAAGTTAAGGACCTTAAGATAAAAGGGGTAGACCAAGCTATTAAAGATATCGCTAAGAAGATGGATATGAATAATGAACTAAGAAGAATTAGTGCAAAAAATCATACCAACCCAGATATTGAACAATCAAGAGCTATAAAGCCTTACCTTACAAAGGCAGGAGCGGCAGAAGAAAAGGCAAAGCTAGTAAAAAGCATAAGAGATAGTCTAGTTAAAAGTACTTCTGCAGCAAATGCCGCATCAGCCGCATCTGAGGCTAACTTCTTTGCTAAACTTGCAGAATGGTGGAATAAGGGACGAAGTGGTACAGAATCTACTAGAAACTGGATGGGCAGTGGAGGCCTAATAGCGGATGACGCCAGTAAGATGGCGCATACAACCAAAGCATTTAAAGAGGGCACCACTAGCGCTGCAACCTTAAGACCTTGGAAAGCCTTCCTAGATATGGATATTCTGAAGACAGGTCCTACCCCTGCAGTTAGACAAGCCTTCGAGAGAACATTAGGTCCTATACTTAGATTCTTGGAAAAGGCCAACCCGTATTTTTTAGCTTTAGAGACAATGACTATATCAGGGAGTACTCCTTCAAGTCAAAAGTTGGGGCAACCTCAAGCTAATATTGACAGTTATAAAATACAGCAAAGTAATGCGTTTACTACAGAAGCTGAGCACTTAATGCTACAAAAGCTAATAGATGCGCAACAGCTTATACTAGATAAAATGCCTGATAAAGAAACAGCTGAGTTAGCAAACTCAGCTCTAGCACATGCAGACGACGGCCCCGGTAATTCTTTAGGGATTAACCTACATAACCCTGAGTCCCTTACCAATACTAGCTTAGGTATAGCAGCAGATGCCTCTGCAACTGCTAAGCAGGGGGTAAGACAGTTAGTGACCTCGGGGGAGATAAATACCAGAAGTTTAGCTGCATCCTTTGCGGGGTCTGTTGCAGGTAAAGCAACAGATAAAGCAGTAGACGCAATCTGGGGCTGGGGCATGAGCTTCTTCGCAAAAGGGGGGATAGCCCCCGGGGGCTTCAGAGCTTTCGCAAACGGTGGAACAGTCAAGCAACCTACCTTAGGTTTAATTGGGGAAGGTAAGTATAACGAAGCAGTAGTCCCTTTACCCGACGGAAAATCTATACCGGTTACTGGAAGTACGGGGTCTACTGAAAACAACATTACTGTAAATGTTACGGTAGATAGTGCAGGGAATGCTAAAACAGACTCAAAGTCTGGCATGGATGGAGATAAGGCTAAAGCATTAGGATATATGGTTTCACAGGCAGTGCAACAAGAGCTAGTAGAGCAAAAGAGACCTGGAGGATTGTTAAGTCAATATTAATTATGGCAAATTTTAATACAGAAGTAAATATAAACCCTGATAGAGGGCTAAAAACTGATTCGACTCCTAAGGTGCTTGCAGCTGCCTATGGGGACGGGTATGAGCAGAGAGTGTCTGCAGGTATCAACAATACTGCGGAAGTGTGGAATCTCACCTGGAAGAACCGTGTCTCAGCCGATGCCAATAAGATCGTTAAGTTTTTCGAGGATCAAAAGGGCGTAACTGCATTTGATTGGTACCCTACTGGGTACGATATATCTAGTACTACTACTGGTACAGCAACTAAGAAGTTAATTGATACTTCTCAGTACTTCACTGCTAGATACTTAAATACTACTGTTACAGACAGTGGAGGAACCACAACTACTGTTACAGCCATAGACAGCGCCACTCAGTTATCTCTAGCGGCAGATATTATGGCTAGTGCAGAAACGTATACTTTATACCCTTACAAGAAGTATAAGTGTGATAAGTGGAGCACCCAACATGATATATCAGGCCACCAAACTATAACAGCAACATTTACAAAGGTATTTGAACCGTAATTATGAGTGATAAGATTATACAAGATATACATGGACTAGAGCTAGACTCGGTGATTGAGTTATTCGAACTAGATCTGTCCACAGGTACTGCACCAGACTCAGAAGCTATTCTAAGGTGGCATGCGGGGCACAATGAAAACATACAGGAAATTATATGGCAAGGCAATAAGTATTCTGCTTTCCCTATTGAAGCAGAAGGATTCGAGTTTTCTGGCAAGGGGTCCATACCTAGGCCTACATTAACTGTAGCAAATATTACGTCCCTCCTCTCGGCGGTATTGAGAAGCTACGAGGACCTGGTAGGGGCTAAAGTAACAAGAAAGAAAACTTTCGCTAAATATTTAGATAACTACTGCTATACCGATGGGTACCCTGTAGCAGGCGTGTGTACCTTAGAATCCGGGTCCGACCCCAGCCTTAGTAAAGACGATTGTCTGGATGTTAATAAGAATGGTTCTGTAGGTACTTGGACAGTATATAGTCAAACTACTTGCGAAGCAGCGGCAGGTCCGGGTATATGGTACGTATCAGTCTTGGCAGATGATACTGCGCACTTCTCGGATGAAGTTTGGTACATAGATAGAAAGGCAGTTGAAACTAATACGCACTTACAGTTTGAACTAACAGCTGCCCATGATATACATGGTGTTAAGCTACCTGCTAGAACAGTAGTTGCTAATTCTTGTCCCTGGCTTTATAAGGGTACTGAGTGTGGGTACTCGGGCAGCACATATTGGGATATCAATAATAATACAGTAGTATCCTCATCAGATGATATATGTTCCAAAACCTTTACCTCTTGTGAGCTACGATTCCCAGAATCAGTTGAGAGCCCTTTTGGAGGGTTCCCCGGGGCCTCTATGAAGATGGGTAGCGCCAGATGAATGAGAAAACTTTAGAAGAATTTAGAAAACACACAGAGGGGGAGTTCCCCAAGGAAGCTTGCGGGTTTATTATCGGAATAGGCAAAAAAGAAAAGTACTTTCCTGCTGACAACATAGCAGAGAGCCCAGAAGAGTACTTCATAATTGACCCAGTAAGCTACGCAGATGCTGAAGATACCGGAAAGATTATAGGTATATGTCATTCACACCCCAATGAAGGGTGTGAGCCCTCGGAAGCGGATAAGGTTGCTTGTGAGGCATCAAACAAGCCTTGGCATATCCTAAGCTGGCCAGGTAATAGGCTGCACAGCTGGGAGCCTTTAGGGTATGAAGCGCCCATTTTAGGTAGACCTTTTAGTTACGGAATTTTAGATTGTTGTACATTACTTAGAGATTATTACAAAAAAGACCTAAATATCGATTTTGTATGCCACAGTGGCCAAGACGGCTGGTGGGATAAAGGGGAGAACCGATACTTAGAAAACTATAAAGAGCAGGGTTTTGTACAGATAAAGGATGAATCTGATATACGAAAATATGATATATTTTTAATAAAATTAGTTTCACCTGTACCAAACCATGCGGCAGTTTTCGTCGGAGACGATAGAATTCTACATCATGTACACGGAAGATTATCTAATAGGGAACTTTATGGAGGCTATTGGAGAAAACATACCACGCATCATTTAAGGCACAAATCACTATGTTAAGAAAAGTAAAGTTATATGGCGAACTAGCCGATAAATATGGAAAAGACTGGGAGCTAGATATTAACTCCCCTGGGGAAGCATTCCAAGCTCTGGCCGCTAATAATGCAGGGTTTAGGCAGTTTGTTGGAGGCTCTGAACAGAGAGGGGTAGGCTATAAAGTAATGGTAGGTAAGAGCTATCTAAAAGACTACCCCGAATTAGTCAATCCTCTAGGTAGGCAGGAGTTAAAAATAATACCAGTGGTGTTAGGGGCAAAAAACAAAGGACTAACCATGGTGCTAATCGGCGCCGCAATACTTACTGGATTTTAT